GGAATCATTATTTTATTTATCTTTTTGATGCGTAAATTTTTGTAGATTTAGTTTTAACTGCATCATGCGGTCTAAATACTTGGAATCGTGTACCATCTTTAAAAACTATATTTCCACCATGTGGGCTGGTACGAGTATATACACCACTATCTCCCTTACTTAATCTGTTTGCAAGTTCTTCGGCCTCTTTATCTACAAATCCGTGTCTATCTTTAACTTCTAAACCTTGTGAAAGAGAGTTAGATACCATTGATACATCTACTTGCTTATCTGCTTTTATATCAGTTATAGATTTATCAGCACCTCCACCAAAAACGGATGTTCCTTTAACTTTGGCAGCTTGGCCAGCAGTTGTTGTTTTACCAGCTATCGTAACTTTGGTATCCGGTCTTAATTGGTGTTGTTTATGATATGCATCAAATGCGTCCTGATTTCTAAAATCAATTTCTTTTAAGGGGATTAGGTTTACTAATTTCATATTTTACGTGTTTATTCCTATATAATTATATGATATAAATATAAATTTTTAATCTATTCCAACTAAATTATCGTAATTAGTTCCCTCTTCCACTTTGACAGGGAATCCACCCACCTCCATAATCGACTTTACTTCACTCAAAACCCAATCCCTTTCAACAGGATGTGTATCTATAAGAAACGCATCGTAGGTGTACAAAATCATTTTACTCATCTTACCATTCAGTAAATCTAACACCTTCTCAATCTTCATATAGTTCACTTCAGTTTCCAACGCCTGTAACAAATAGTTGAATACCTTTTGTTCAGTCGCTCCTTCGATTTTTGAGAAATGAATTTCCCTCTTATAAAGAGGAGTCGTTAAACGACCGGAAATTACGAACTTTTGGTACAATCCCCTTATATACTTTTCTACTTCCGCAAAGAAAGGTATTCTTCTTGCGTTATCATCTAACCCCCCATACAAATATGTGAAGGTTATCTTCTTCGCAGTTTCATAATCACATCCATATAAGTCGGCAAGGTGTTGGTGAGCGGTAACCCCTTTAGGAAATTCGTATCCAACCAATTTGGCAATCAATCGTATGTGATAAGACTCGTAATCGAATTGTAAGAGAGTACCATTTGGATTTCTACTAACGAAGCACCCCCTACTCCCATCCGATTTGTTTAAGGCAGAGTAGTTAATGTTTAAGTGTCTATTGGAAGGTCTACCCGTTGTTGTGTATGGATTGTATTGTGTGTACACCAATCCTCTTTTGATGTAATCTTTGGAAAGGCTAAAACTATCAATAAATTTTTCTTCTTCGACTTTCACCCCAGCCCCCTCCAGCCTCCCAAGTGTTCGGATAGCTGATGAATATGTGATTGATGATTGGGTAATCGTATTTGTTACAGGCATTGCTTTTAACACCTCATACCACTTCATTAGAGGAATACAATCATTCAACTCTTTATAATCGATTCTATACCCCTTATACACCGATTCAGCGAACTCATTGAATATGAATGGTTTACCATATTGTTCAAAGTATATCCATTCGTAATCAAGTCCTTTTGTTGCTACATATCTATTTCCTAATACAATTGTATTTTCTGAAACTAATGTATCAATTGGAAATTTCTCAATCTTTTTTGCATCTATATGATTGATATTGATTATACCATCATTTCCATCGTTCAATCTATAATAGATAAACGATATACGATTCATAAATGGATGTGCTTTGTGGGAACTCCATACGGGTACTATCAAATCAATTGTTGGATTTGATTTGACAAAAAAATGTAGGGCAGATTTAGTTTCTATTAAATTCATACCCTACAAATATACAAAAAATATTTTAATTATCCAAATTACTCTCCCCAATGTTTTTTACGAAGTTCGTACATATCGATTGCTTCTCTCTTCATTTGGTTACCTGGATGGAAATATGCTCCTTTTTTTAAATACCCACCTAAGAAGTTTCTTCTCATTCTATTAGGGTCTCTATTTGGTTCTGAACCGTGTACTACATGGGAGTGTAATAATGCTACCTGTCCTTTTTTCAAATAACCCTCTACCTTACGGAAATCATGTCCTTCTGGCATTACACAACTTTTACCTCTTTCACTTCTCCAGTTATCAGTATTTGTTGCTTTTCTTTCTTCGTTATCTTCAATTGGTAAAACTGGTAATCTATGTGAACCTTCATAGTTCCATACTGCTCCGTTTTCAGGGTCGTGATTATCTAATGCTAATGCGGTATTGATAATCTCATTGTGTCCACATCCTGTGTAAAATGCGTTTTGATGTTGGTCTCTTCCTAATTCACCTTTTGGTTTGTAATATCCCCAAGTTTGTAAACCAACAACTTCTCCTTCCATTAAGAATTCAGCTGCTTCCATAATTTTTGGATGTGCAAATAATTTTTCAATTAAAGCAGATTCTCTATGTGGATACATAATAGGTTCGAACTCTTGCCATTTGCCAGGTTCTCTTTCATTACGCTCTACACGTAATCTATCTAATTCTACATTGATTTCATCCACTTCAGTTTCAGTAAGTAATTCTAAAACAGTGAATCCACGATATCTCCAATCAAATGACATTTGTTGAAGTTCTTCCGTTGTAAGATGTTTGTATTGTGCCATAACTTATTTAGTTTATATATAAATATATATAAGATTTTTTATCAAAAAGAATAAAATCTAAATGATTTTTATCATTTGTAAAATTGTAAAAGATTAGGTAAATATAATCCTATATTGTTTAGTTTACTACTTACCAATCTAATAGATGCGGTATTGGATGATTGTACACTTATATCCGATATATTTCCATTTGAATCATATACAGTACTCAAAGGACCTTTGATTCTCCACTTCATATCTTCTACTTTCCAAAATGGCGATTCATTTAATTCGGAATATACTTCTCTATCTACTTCGTAAATATGTCCATAGATATCATTTGCTTTTTGAGCAAAATATCTTCTAATGTAACCAGATTCATAATCGCTATCAGTTGGGGATGGTACGATTGTTTTTGGAATCTCTATTTTAAATAAATCTAAATTATTAGCAATATCTTTATACATATTTTTAATTTTTTGGAGTTATTCTAAATTGTGCTTCCAATGTAGTTATCCAACCATCATTTGAAATACTATGTTTAACATTTGTAATCTGAAATACACCGATTTGATTATATATTTCAGGCACACCATTAATTCTAAAATATTCACCACAACTGAATCCACCCATACCATCTATTCCAATTGTAACTTCAATTGGACTCAATGTACTTTTGGCATCGGATTGAGGAGCTTTTACATATTTTTTAATTAAATCAACATCGGTAAATATTAATGGTTTAATATCTCCTTTTCCTTTTTTAAATTTTATAGATTTTTGAGCAATTATATCGGTATAATTTTTTGGCTCATTTGGTTCGGGTTCTTTATCATCCTTTGGAACAACTTCCTTTTTAGCAGCTTCATTGTAATTCTTCTCCAATGCTTTTAAATCTATTACATTGATAGAAAAAAATCCATCAGCATTACTCATTAATGAATTATCAAACTCTTGATAAACTTCCGGTGGTAGAGGTATTTCCGGTAACTTCTTATCCGTATCTTTTAATTTTTTTAAAGCATTTGTTAAAAATCTCTGAGCGTTGAATACAGTTCTACCGGCAACTAAATTACTCATTTCAAAATTAAAACTAAAATTTCTTACATTTGATTCTAATGAATTAATTTTAAATTTATAAATGCCAGTTTCTTCAATTGGTTTATCATGTGTAGATGTCCAATCAATTACCGATGCAGTTGTTCCTTCTTCGTAAGAACTATTGGTAAGTCTAAATTTACCCAAAGATGCACCATTTATACTATTCAATATTGCTACTAAAAAATCTTTTCTACTATAAGATGCTTTCCAAGCTTGTACTATTATTTTATAATTTACAAAAATATTTAAAGCATTTCCACAAGTACTACCATCATCCAATGTTGGATTTATTATACCATCGCTATCTAATGAATTTTTAATTTTCTTACCCTCATTTAAAGAATACCCATTTATAGAACCATCTATTGTTTCTTTTGCTATTTGAATATTATCTTGCTCTTTATCCCCCTTTATAGGTGCTCTGAATTTAACCATTTCCTTATTTGGAAATATGACATCAGTATTAGTTGATATTATGTTTTTATGAGAACGAATTGGAATATATTCTTTCATAGAACCATCAACATTATATTGTGGTATGTTGAATTTAAAAGTATCTTCGGCATATCCACCATTATCTCCCAAAGAATAATTCATTAATTTTTTTAAAATAAATCTAAGAGTAACATATGAATCAGTTGATGCAACTTCATCAGCTTTAGTTTCATTTACTTTACCCCAATTAAAAAATTCAGATTCTACTTCTTCTTTTGTTACTTTACTTTTAAATTGTTTAGCTTCTAAATTTAAATCAGCTGACATTTGAGATAACCATTGCTGCCAATGTGGTGTATTTACTTTTGCTTGAGTTGCTATATTTGATTTATCATTACCAATATTAATTGGAATTGCTAATGACATTTGATTTCCTTGAGAAACTTCCAAATTAACAGTATATGTACCATCGGCATCAATTCCAAATGAGTAATCAGTCACCTTGCCGGCAACCATATCATATGAACCCAATGATTTTTCAACATGCTTTTGAAATAATTTTAAAGATGTTGTGTTGAATCTATAATAATTTGAAAATTTTTCTACAAAATCATTATAGTTTGTTTTATCAAATAATTGACCGGATACATATGCTGAATTTGAATATGCATCCTTTGGTTTTTTATTACCTCTGTATATATCCAATGTATTATCACCATACTCTACTAATATGTTCATACCAGGTTTACAAAAAAACAATTCAAACATTTCAAATTGCTTTAATGAAAAACATCTAACATTTACTTTTGCTGTTTTTAATGTATTGTTAGCACCATCGGTGTCAATTTCAATAGATTCTATAATTGGTGTAGAAATTCTTCTATTAGTTTCACCGATAATTTTTATAGGTGTGCCTTTAAAATCTATACCAACTATTGTTTCATTTTGTTGATAAGTAAGTGCTTCGGAATTTATATCATTCTTAATTATACATCCCCAATAATCACTACTATTTGTTGAATTATCCGATATTATATCTTCAAATTTTCTAGCCTTAGCATTCGGGTCAGTACTCTTCATACCACTAACACTAACAACCTTTGCACCAGATGTTAATGTAGCCCAAGGCATTTTTAAATAATTATTAATTGGATTAGTATTCTCACCTACTAAGTAAGATGCTTCCCTATCTTCCAATACATTCTTAACCCAATCTTTAAGTGGAGCCAAATATGGAAATCCCATAACTTATTTATTTATTTTTCTTAAATCATTTAATATTTTATTCGTATCGGATGGTATTCTCATTTGTTTACCAGCTTCAACATAAAATGTAGCATCATTTATATTATTAGCGGTTGCTATAACCCACCACATTGATTGGTCACCATAATATTTATGTGCTAATAAATCTAATCTATCCCCAGCTTCAGAAATAATATATAAATCCTTATCATTTGGTTTAATAATAGGATATATTGTAGATTCTAAATATTCTTTCTTAGTTTCGTTTGTTTTTAATACTTCACTGTATGTGTATCTACTCGCCATAATTTAAGTTTATTTAGGTTCTTCAGCCGATGAGTTTTCATCCGGAATTTGGGGTTCTTCTTCAAAGGCAAATTTAGTCTGAGCTTCAATAATACTTTGTTGTATTTGTTTAGCTAATTTATTTCTATCACGCTCTACTTCTGCTTTTGCTGATATCGTATAATTATCATACCCATCAAAATTATATCTAATAACTTTAGTACCGGTATTAACCGCACTATCATCAACCATATGTCTTTCAATAATTTTCATACCAAAACTAACATTTATAACTGTTGGGTATAGTCTATTATTAAATTCAGCGGCGCTTGATTGATTAGGGTCAGTACTTGCCCAAGATGTATTATCATCAATTGAAAATGATAAAGAATCAATTGCACCTAATACATTCTTATATAATTGACCAATTGTTAATTCTATTAAATTTGGAGAATATGCTAATGCCGTTGATTCATTTTTATATTTTATATCAGAAATTTCATTATAAGGGAATGCCAATTCTTTTAAAGAATTTAAATTGGAAATCATTCTGTACTTTGTTATTTCATCTAAATAATATAATTTAAATTCAAATTTTAAACTTCTATCAACTCCACCATAACGTCTTATTTTATATGGAGAGCCTACATATTTAAATTCAGACCATTCAGGTGCTATATCTTCATTTAACCCACTAATTGATGCTGGAAATACTAATGAATATTGCTTACCATATGGTTTTATTTTGATATAAGTTTGTCCTAATTTTGTATTAGCTTTTATTGCTTTTTCAAAATCGGAATCATTATCAAAATCACCATTACTTAACAATATAGTATTGAATTTATCTAAGCTAATGTATTCATCGGATTTTCTCTCAATTATTTTAGTAGGTGTTTGCCCTGTATAATTTGTAAAATAATCCGAATTTTTTTGTTTGTTACTATAAAGTTTACCTGCTAAATTTTTATCGTTAGAAGGTGGTTGTGATTTTTGTCCTTTTTTTCTTTTTTTAGTTACTAATCCCGTAACAGCTTTACCAACGGCTTTTTTAGCTGCTCCAATACCTGCGCCAATGGCTTTACCAGCCATTTGATTCATATCACCTTTCAACACACCCGAAAGTGCATTTGGTCCCATTGGAACTTTACTTATAAAATAATCCTTATTAGCTTCAACTGCATATCTTTCAGCAGAATGGTCGCCAACCGATGTGGGCAATGTACCTTTTGTAACGGGAGAACCTGATTTACTTTCGAATATAGTATCAGAAGGTCTATTAGCCGACCCACCTAATAAAGAACCTAAGTTTAATAATGGTGGTTTTGCTCCTGGTTTATTAGGGTCATCATTATATTTGGCAGATGTGGTTGCTAAACTTCTCGGAGGGTCTACTGTACCTTTAAGAGATATTCTAGGTGTTTCAGTACCATACAACAATGGAGGAGTTACTAATTTTTTATAGAAAGTAATTCTTGGTCCGTTTGGATTCAATTCCGCTTGAATAAAATCCATCGCACCACCGATTATTCCTTTATCCTTATGTCCTCCGTTCCAAGTGGTGACATCTTTATCACCATTTGCTTTTTTAAATAAATCTAAGATTGTTGGCATTGATAGTATATTCTATTTACTATAAATATCCTTTAAGAAAATTTATGGATTATTTCTTAGGTGTAGCACCTTCGGTATTCCCTTTGTATTTATTATAAGATGCTGATATATGTTTACCATCCAATGATAATACAACTGCCTTCTCTTGTCCAGTATAAGTTGCTATGGTTAATGCTTCAATTGTTTTTGTCAATTTTACCATTGCCGTTGTATTGGCATTTAAAGTTTGTAATTCTTTAGTAGTATTTGCAGTATTCTCCATTGTTTTATGGGTTCTATCAACTACTCTTTCTAAATTACCACTCATATAGGTAAGTTTGGCTTGCAACCACTTATCCATTTCAGTTATAATTGATGCATTTCCAGGAGTAGATGCTTTTACTGCCGTTGGAGTTACCGGCGGTATTTGAGTTGCAACACTTGCAGCAGGTGTTGCTTTTTTAGCCTGCGCTTCTGCTTTTATTTGGTCGGAATCTTTTCCAAGTAATCCAAATGTTAAACCACTTAATACACTACTACCGGCATTCATAAATTTCTGACCAGTACTTGCGTTTTCATCTGCTGTAAATCCTTGGAATCCATCATAAAGTCCTTTGGCAATCATCAATGGTGCCGCTACTTTACCCAATAATCCACCTGCTTTACCTAATATACCACCACCTGCTTTGCCCAAAAATCCACCGGCTTTACTTAAAAGTCCACCACCTCCGCCACCCATTGCTCCGGCTGCTTTTGGTAAAAGTTTATTTGTAAGTAATCCACCAGCCAATCCACCACCAAGTGTTAATGCGTTTTCTCCAACACTTCTTTCTACACCCAATTGTTTTTCTTGCGCTTTTAGAGCTTGCATTTGAGGACTATTAAGTAATGCTTCCTCAATAAGAGTATTCAATTGAGCTTGTTTTGCTTGTTGGTCTGCTAATGAATTTTGATATGCAGTATAACCAGGTGAATTTAAATAAGCTTCAGTAATTTTTTGAGATAACTTTGCATCTATAATAGCTTGGTCAGCTGAAATAATAGCTTGCTGAGATGCCAATGTTTGTTGTGCAGATTGAGTTCTACTTAAAAACGATTGGTTACCAGCTTTTACATTTCCTGCCGTAGCACTAACTGATGTTCCTGTATTTTGGTTTATTTTAGATAGGGTTGTCAAATCCATACCTGTGGCTTGTTGCAACATTTGTTGTTGGAACATATCCATATTAGCAGGGTCTAATCCTTGAGCCTTTAATGCGTTTACCGCACCAGCCGTATCTCCACTTGCAAATTTAGCTCTTACTTCGGAAAGGTCTACATTCTTACCTAACATAGCTGATAACTGCATTTCGGATTTGATACTATCTTTATAGTTCAAAACCATACCTTGTCCAGCTTTTGCTATATCATTGAAACTAACACCCATTGATTTAGCAAATATAACTTGTTTAGATAATGCAGATGCACTTTTGATTTGGTAACCTAACATATCTTTAGATGCGGTTGCCATTTCTTCCATAACACCACCTAAATTAACATTAGCTTGTGCAGCCATTGCTCTCAAACCTTCTTGCATATTGAGTGCACTTGTGGCAGTTAAGCCATCCATTCTCATATATGCTTCATTGATTGATGCTATATTTTCGGCAGATTGACCCGTTCTACTTTGTAAAACTGCCATATCAGAACCTACTTTACCAGTTGGCATTTTACCAGTCGCATCTGCTGCGGCTGTCATTGAACTAGCGATTTGGTCTGCCCCAATACCTGCCAATTGTAATTGTCCGGCTGCATATGCTACACTTCCAATTGAATTACCAAATAAACCTGTTTTAGATGCAGCCTGAAATTCAGCGGCATTAGATTTCATAGTAGCACTGAACTGATTTGCTGCTCTTTGAGCTGCAAAATTTCGTTCAATTCCCAATCTATTTAATTCATTCTCATTATCAATTTGAGATTGAGAAAGTTCTAATCCAATTTTTTGTGATATGAAACCTCTTTCGTTATTTATTTTTACAAGCTCTTTGGCTCCATCGATTATATTTTGTTGTTTATCAAAATATGTTTCGGCGGCAACTTGCATCGGTGCTCCAAAATAATTCATTGCTAACGCACCGGCTGCGGCTCCCAATGCTACCAATCCCGCTCTAAGTCCGGGCATATCTTTGTTAGCCATATTTTTGAATACATCGGACATCTGACCTGCCAATGGTATTCCGGAACTACCAAATGTATCCAATGATTGATTCAATGATTCTAATCTATCTGCACTTCTTTGAGCAGATGCATTAAATTCATCCATCTCTTGCTTTGCAGCAGTTATCATTTTTAATAATTCTCTACCCGATTCAGTTGAGTCATCTATTTTTGATACCAATGTATCAAAATTTTCATATGAATCTTTTACCATATCATTGAATTGTGATTGGGTCATTTTACCTCTCATCAATTCTTTACTAGCATTTGCAATAGAAACATTCATTCCCTTATATGCTCTACTAGCTTCTATAACATTATCTACCTGTTGTTCGGATAAATCGTTGGAGTTTTGCAAAACATTTGAAATGCTTTGCATTGTATTTTTTGCTGAATCTAATTTGGTAGAAAAAACATCATATAATTTGTTAGTTTTACCAATTTGGCTTCCAATACTTGTTAAGGTATCATCTATATCATCGAAGTTTTCTAATGTTCTTTTAATGTTTTTATTAGAATCCTCAATTTCATCATTTAATTTTTCATACGATTTAAAAGCACTATTTATCTTATCTTGTAAATTTTTCATACTTCCGTATGTTTTTTCAAGATATTTTAAAGTATCCTCATCAATTTTTAAACCTTTGGATTTGGCTTCATTGATTTGCTTCCACTTATCAGCCATTTGATTAAGCTCATTGAACTGATTTGCGTTATTCTGCCCCTCGCTTCGTATGTTTTTAGCCATTTATTAAGTGGTTATTTTATACCATATTTTTTAGTAAATGCATCAATGTGGCTAGAATCTAAACCCAACTTATCCATAGCAGCTTTTTGTACTCTTACACTATTAGATAACGATTTATCATAATCAGACCATATATTAGCCAATTCCGGGTCAGCTTTTCTTAATTTTTGAAGCCATTCACTTTCATTCCCATCAGCTTTTGCTTTAAAAAAACTTTTGAAAAAGTCCATTAAACCCGATTCTCTTACCAATATTCTTTTAGACATGATTGTTTATATTATAATACTATTATAAATATCATCTTCTTCTCGTTTTAGAAGAATTATTTGATGATTTAGCTTTTTCGATGGTTTCATTTTCTTCTTCTTTTGTTTTAAGAAGTTCTCTCCAATAAAAATCTCTTAATTTTATAGGCATAAAATATAAGTCATGCCAATTAAAACCACCATTGGCAAAGTAAATCATTTGAAAAATTTTCTGATGTAAAACTACTGAATAGTTAGTCGGCAGGGTAAAAAAAGTCAACCCCAAACGGGATTCGGAGAGCCTCCTTCTCACCGGTCAATGGAGATTCATAATCAAATGTTAAATCCAAATCAGGTGTCATTGATGCCATATGTTTTCTCAATGCTTTTGAATCACCTGCTAATAATCTATTTGATACGAAGTTACTAATACTACCCAAATCTCTATTCCCATCTATCTCCACAATAATACGTCTATATCTTGCTGTGATTTCATTACCTTGCTTTAAAGTCTTTTCACTTGCTTCAATATCTTTATTAATAGCAAGTTCATCAGTATGGGTTAATAATTTAAATTTAATTTGAGATTTTGAAATAGGTAAAGTGAAATCGTATTCATTTTTTCTATTAAACAATGATTCATCAATTTCTTTAATTTTTATTTTAGATAAATCAACAATAGTTTCGGTTGGTTCACCGGTTTCAGGGTCTGTAATTGTTACCGAATATTCTGGTCCAAATGCCAATATTCTCGATGAAATCAAAATAGCATTTTTATCTCCAATAAGTAAATCACCTATATTAACTCCCGGCTCAACTACAACCGATTCTAATAATTTGTCCAAATGGATACCTTTTTTAATCAAATTAGATGAAGTCAAAATATCTTCTTCTTTGGCAGTCATTAATTTAATTGTGATTTCTCCTTTGGATAATGGAGATGATTCCGGGTAACATAAACCTTTTGATGGTAAACTAATAACCTCTGTTGGAAATGGATATGTTCTTTGTGTAGATTGTACACCCAATCCTCTTGTAACTTGTTGTTCTAATTGTTGTTCCATAAATAATAACTTAATGTTTATATATAAGTATATATAAAACAAAAAAGCAGTGAGGAATCCCCCACTGCTTTGTTTTTAACATTATGAAAAATTAAAACTCACATTCTTCTTCCATATACTGCTTACGCTGTACCAACTCCCATTTAGCTCTCTCATACATCTCATCGGAAATCAACATTCTCTCAAAGAAAATATCCATATTCAACTCATGGGGAGGAATTCCCAAATGAAGAGCTCTACTCTCCACAAAATCACAATACTCATTAACACTCATACCACGCACATCGATTAAATTATTCATATCTCTCATTTTTTATTACATAGTAAAGGTACACAATTAGAAGCAAAAAGTCAAGCTTTTTCTTAATTATTTTTCAAAATATATTCAGCTTCTTCTGCCCAACTTTCGTTCACTAAATGCCAGTAACAAACATTAAGGTCAATAATATCGTAACCACTATCGTTAGGGTTGACGGTAACTACTCCCTTTTTAACCAAAGAACTCAAAGCACCTCTGATAATTTTAGTAGAAACACCAGTACATGCACTAATATCATTTACATCCACATCGGAGAAACCAGGTTCAGCGTATAAACAATCGGTGAAAGCAGTTAAGGTTTTTGATTCTAATTCGGTCAAATTTAATTCTGAAATGTTCATATCTTTATGTTTTATGTTTAACTCTTATTACATAGTAAAGGTAATACATTTCACGTCAAAAGTCAAGCCTTTTGTAAAATATTTTTGAAATTTATAATCATTCTAAATAAGACATAAAAAAAGGGATGTATTTCTACACCCCCTTTAATGATTTTAAGTTTTACAATTAGAGATTAGTACTCAAGGATTGCGTAATCATATGTTAAAGTTAATTCAATCGATAATGGGTCATTTGAAGCCCAATCCAACTCACCGAAGTTTGCTGAAGAAATGAATGCTCCTTTCAAAGTCCATTGTTCTACTTTATCACCAACCGGTCCTAATAGATAGAATGTGATATCTTTCTTATAAAAAGCTGCATATCCATCTCTACCAGTGATTGATTCATGTGATTGACGAACCCACTCCATAACTTGCTGTGCACCTGATGGTACAATTGGGTCATAAAGAGAGATAGTTACATCATCCCATGTAGATTTTCCCTTAATCTTTCTTTTTACATTGATGTGGTCTAACTCAACTACTTCCGATGTGAAAGTTGGTCTATTAGCTGTTTTTATCATATATGATTCTATACCATCGATTTCCATAATAAATCGGTTTCCCAATTTTGGTTCGAAGTTTGTATAAAACATTTTGTCGAATTCTAATACTTCTGGCATTTTATTCTCTATTTAGTTGTTTCTATTATAAATATTTGTTTTTCAAATTATCCGTTAAAACTTGCACCAGTTGGTAAGATGTTGAAATCGATTTGGATGAATTCAGCTGTCTTAGTTGGTTGTAAGTAGATAGCCCCTTTCATAATGTTTCTATCAATTACATCCGGTGTGTTGTTCGTATCATCCATCACAACTCTAAATGCGTATAAACCTTGTCTTTGTTGGATTGATTCCAAATAAGGGTTTACAATATTTAAGAATCTATTTCTAGTAGTTGATGTGTTTTGTTCGAACACTAAATATCTCGAAGTAGAAGCGATGTATTTTCTAACAGTTAATAATAATCTTCTTACATTAATTCTATCCAATGCAGATGGTTTATCTTGTAATGTTTTTTGTCCGAACACTACGATACCTTGTCCTGGGAACTGAACGATTGGGTTTACCTTTCCTTCATATAATGTATCTTTCTCTGATTGAGTTAATCTATTCAATACACTAACTGCTCCTGTCAATCCACCTCTATTTAAACCGGCTGGTGCGAACCATTCTGCTGCTACTCTATCGTTAGAAGCGAATACGCCAGGTAATAATACTGATGGTGGAACTGAAATTAATTTGTTTGTATTTGTATCAATAGTTTTAATCCAAGGATAGTAAGTTGCTGCCATATTTGAATCCACTGCATCAGATTGAGTAGTAGCTTGTGCAATTGAATCACCTGCCGCTGTTTGGTCCATAATGTAGAAACAATCATTTCTAGCTTCAACCATATCTAAAACCGAAGTTGCTACTGAAGAGTGTAATCTTCTAATAACACCTGGAGTTACTACCATATTGATATCATATTCATCAGCGTTTGATAATGCCGCTATATGTTTAGCGTATGCTACTGAACCACTTGCGGTTGCTGATGATAAATCGAAACCTTGTGAGTTTCCAGCACTCATATCAGAACCTTTGTTAATTGCTGTTGCTGGATTCATACCATCGAATCCTTCTTGGAATCCTACTAAGAATTGTGCCAAAGAAGAACCTACTGATAATGTACCACCATTAGATGCATCCAATCCAAATACTGAATTAGAACCTACACCTGCTCCTACTGGAATTGGTTTTAAGTAGATTGAGTTATCAGTATTACCATCTAAATCAATACCACCATATTGTGTTGCGGATGCAGTCACAAATGTTACCGATGGAATTAATGCCCCAACACCTGCTGATGCGGAAACTGGCAAAGTATATGCAGCATGTCCAAACGGTACTGCTTGTACCGGTGCCGATGTATTTAAGTTTGCAATTCTAACATATTTAGAATTATTAACCCAATCACCTGTTTCGGTAATTTTGCCTTCTGAATTGATAGTTAATTTTCTATCACCAATTACTCTACTAATAAAGTTAGGAGAATTAGGGTCTAAATTAACATTTGAATATGTTTCTAATACTGTTTTCTTTTTATTTGTATCATTGAAATCTCTAACAACCACAGTGAATACGCCATAATCAGTTCCATTTACAGAACCGGCTGCTTTAATATTTGTAATACCAATTTTAACTTTAGTATTTGCCGCATTTCCTGCGCCTAAAGTTTCGAATTGGAATAAGCTATATCTATCACCACTAATTGTTTGTGATTTAATCATTGGTGTTAATGCTTCTTGTGCATCGAATGTAAAGTCTTGGTTACCTAATATAGATAAAGATGCGGTTGCATTTGAATCAAATGTGATATTAGTATTTTTAAAGAAACCATATGCATATGGATATTTTGCACCCAATGCAGATGTTCCAAATACTGCTTCAATATCATTTGTATCTGCTACATCTAATGATGCTGATAAGTTTAGACCTGTGCCTCTTAATACAAAATCACCTTGTCCACTCAATGAAGCAGTTAATTGTGCATTTGCAAAACCTGCATTTGCCGCAGTTGATGTATTAAAAAGTATACCTAATGATGCTGATACTGAACCAGAAGTTGCTGTTAATAATAAAGGAGCTGTTTCGGTATATCCACCAACACCAGCTACTCTACAAATTGTAGCACTTCCTGCTTCTCTTAAATACGATTGTACTGCTAAAGGAGTGTAATAAGTGTCATCAACTGCTCCAAAAAGAGTTTGAAATTCTGCTTGAGAATTTACAATTGTTGGAACTAATGGGCCTTCTTTAAAAGGACCAATAAATGCTGCACCGATTTCAGCTACACCTTGTTGTAAAAATGATAGGTCGTTTTCTTTTGTAAAAACACCCGGTGATACTATTTTCTCTGCCATTGTATATGCTTAATTTTAAAAAT